CGCAGGACTGGGCCGACGATCTGTTGAGCTACTTCTACGAGAAGGTGGTGTTCCCGTCGCTGGCCGACGTGCGCGGCTGCGTGGTCATGGCCGGCACCGGCGGGCCCCCGCGCGGGTTCTGGTATCGGGCCGCCACCGTCGAGACCCACTTCTCGCGGCACACCGGCCTGCCGTTCGACAACCCGTTTCTGGCCGCCGGCGAGGCCCGGGCGCTCATCGACCAGGCGTGCAAGGACCGCGGCTGCGACGAGAACGACCCCAGCATTCAGCGGGAGTTCTACGCCCAGTTCGTCGCCGACCTGACCCGGCAGATCTTCCCGTACGAGGCCAGGAAGAACGGCTACCACCGCGGCGAGCTGCCGGGCGGCACCTGGCAGCACGTCGTCGCGGCCGACTTCGGCACCGTGGACGCCACCGGCGTGGTGGTCTGGGGCTGGACCGACGCCTCACCGCACCTGTGGCTGGTCGAGCGCAGCAAGCGCACGGGCCTGGGCGCGTCCGGCCAGGTGGCCCTCGTCCGCGACCACCTGGCCCGCTACGAGGCCACCCTGGTCGGCGCCGTCGGCGATCCCGGGGGTGGCGGCGCCGCACTCATGGTGGACCTGCAGCAGGGCCGGGACGGCGTGGCCGTGGAGGCCGCCGAGAAGGCCGCCAAGCCAGCCGCGTGCATGCTCATGCGGGACGCCCTGCGCACCGGGCAGATCAAGCTGCCAGCCGATGACCTCGAGCTCCTGGCCGACCTGCAGACGCCCGAGTGGGATCCCGACAACGTCGGCGGCTCCATCCGGGGCCACATGCCCGACCTGGTGGACGCCATGCTCTACGGGTTCCGCAAGGCCCGGGCGCTCAACTGGTACGAGGAGCCGGTCCCACCCGCGCCCACACCGACCGCGGCCGAGGCCATGGCGGCCAGGTGGGAGAAGATGGACGAGCGCGAGGAGGGGGACGGCGACTGGGCCGACCGGGACTGGAAATGACCTTGCCCCTCACCGGGACCGACGCCCACACCATGGGCATGGCACACGAAGCGACACTGAAGCAGCTGCAGGAGGCCGCCCTGGCCAATGACGCCACCGTGACCGCGGAGGGGGAGCACCGCTTCCTCGTAAAGCGCGCCGACGGGGCCCGCACCGTCTACCAGGTGACCGATGATGCCCAGCTCGCCGTCGTGGAGCAGGTCGACGCGGCCGGCGCCACCCGGGATCCGGGCCTCAAGGCTGCGACGCTCACCGTCGAGGCGGCCTGCTCGGCCATGGGCAGCAAGGTGCCGACCAAGGCCCCGCCGCCCGTCCCCGCGGAGGCGCACCCCACCGAGTTCGCGACAAAGCACGAGCTGGCGGGCAAGGCGCTCGCCGACGCCGAGCACGGCGCCAGCCACAAGCACCACAGCGGCAAGTAGCCGCCCCGTTTACGCCAGGCAGGCGTAAAACCCGGCTCCCCCCTCACCGGGAACGACCGGGCCACGATCTACGTGGCCCTGTTCCGTCGCTTCCCGGACGCCGACGAGCTGGATCTCCTCCTGGCCGTGTGCCGGACCCGGGGGGTGGTCGAGCTTGCCCTTGGCGATCTGCGGGTGAAGTTCGCCGACGACGCGCCGCCTGCCCCCGTCCTGCTCGGCGCGTCCGACCTGCCCCAGGCCCCCGAGCTGGCCAGCGGCCGGGCCGGCGGGCAGCCCACCGATGACGAGCTGCTCTACGGCCGCGACGCCTACGGGATCGGCGGCACGTCATGACCCCCGCACCGCTGCCGGAGAAGGTCCGGGACGAGCTGCGCCGGCTGCAGGCCGCCTCGTTCGAGGGCAACAACCGGGCGTTCCGGCGCCGGGTCGCGGCCGTGGCGCGCGCGCGCAAGGTCGCCCGCAAGAACTGGCCGAAGCGTGGCTGAGGCAACGCAGTACTTCTCGGTCCGCGGCGGGGCCACCCCCGATCCCGACTGGTTCGAGTCCGATGACCCCGGGCCCGGCATGGTGGAGCTGGCCCGCGGTATCGCGCAGGGCCAGTCCTGGCGCCGCACCCTCAACCTCCGTCTCGCGCGCCTCTACCAGGACCGCCAGATCGCCAGCGTCTACGCCCAGCAGGGCGGGCCCGGCTCGCTCATCGACGACGTGCTGGCCCCGCAGCGGGTGAGCTGGAACATCGTCCGCTCGGCCTGCGACATCGCCCACGCCCGGGTCGGCCGCAACCGGGGCCGGGTCATGTTCGTCAGCGTCGACGGCAACTGGTCGCTCCGCCGCAAGGCCCGCCTGCGCACCCGCTTCATCGACGGCGCTTTCCGCCAGGCCGACGTCTACGAGGAGGGCCGCCGGGTGTTCCTCGACGCGCTCGTGTTCGGCCTCGGCCTCCTGCACATCTATTCCCAGGACGGGCGCCTGTGCAGCGAGCGCGTCTTGCCCGACGAGGTGATCGTGGATCCCGGCGAGGGCCTGCACGCCCGGCCCCGGACCATGTACCGGCGCAAGCCGATGCTGCGCAGGGAGGCCCTGCGCCGCTACGCCGGTGACGACGAGACCAAGATCAAGGCGGTCAAGGGCGCGCCGCTGTCGTCCACCGTCATCGGCCAGGAGCGCTCGGTGGCCAGCGCGGACGTGATCGACGTGTTCGAGGCCTGGCGCCTGCCCGACGGCAAGGACGACCAGGGCCGGCACGTGATCGCCGTCGAGGGCTGCACCCTCACCGCCGACACCTGGGACCGGCCCCGCTTCCCGATCGTGGCGTTCCGCTGGGGCGATGCGCTCGCCGGCTACTACGGCCTGGGCGTCGCCGAGCAGCTGGTGGGCACGCAGCTGGAGATCAGGCGGACGCTGCACAACATCCAGACCGCGCTTTACCACGGCTCGACCTTCAAGACCTACGTCCCGGTGGGCTGCAAGATCACCGCGAAGGTCTTCAACAACGATCCCCGCGGCGCCGTCGCCTACTACTCGGGCAACGTCGCCCCGCAGCAGGTGGCGCCCGCGGCCGTCAACCCCGAGCTGCCGCAGTTCCTCGACCGGCTGTGGCAGCAGGGCTTCGACCAGGTCGGCCTGCCCCCGTCGGGTTCCGGCGCCGTCCCCACCAACATCAAATCCGGCGAGGGCATCCGCGCCTACACCGAGGCCATCGACTCGCGCCTGGCCGTGCCCAACCAGCGCTGGGACCAGTTCAGCGTCGACGTGGCGGAGGTCATGCTGGACGAGGTCCGGGATCTCGGCAACGTGGCCGTCGAGTCCAAGGTCCGGCGCAGCTACCAGCGCATCAACTGGAAGGACGTCGCCGGCGGTGACGACGAGTTCGTCTTGCAGGCCTGGCCGGCCAGCATCCTGCCCGCCACGCCCTCGGGCAAGTACGACCGGCTGAACGAGATGGTGCAGAGCCAGTGGATCTCGAAGGAGCAGGCCATGTCCGTGCTGGACGTCCCCGACCTCGAGCACGTCATCGGACTGGAGACGTCCACCTACGAGCTGATCGGCATGCACCTGGAGTCCATGCTCGACGAGGGCCACGCCGAGCAGCCCGAGCCATACCAGGGCCTGGACCTGTCGCTGCGCATCGTCCAGGACGCCTACCTGAAGGCCCGCACCGACAAGGCGCCCGACGACCGGCTGGCGCTCTGCCGTGACTACATCGACGCCATCCGGGATCTGCAGAAGGCCGCCAAGGCCGAGGCCGCGCCGCCCATGCCGCCGGCGCCGCCCCCGGGCGCACCGGGAGCGGAGGCCATGCCGCCCGGCCCGCCCATGGGCCCACCGCCCGAGATGATGCAACCACCCCCGATGGCGATGGCGGCCTGACATGCCCATGGACCCCGCCGACATGCAGGCCTTCTTCCAGCAGTGGCAGCAGTACCAGGCGCAGCAGGGCCAGCAGGCCCAGCAGCCGGGCGCGCCGAGCTGGGGCCCGCAGGCCTCCATGCGCCACGCGACAGGCATTGCGGGACGGATGGCACCGGGCATGGGAGGGGCCCCGCCCCAGCAGGCGGCTCCCATGGCTCCGGGCATGAGCGCGCCTCCGAGCGGCGTCCCCACCCCGGGGCACCCCACCGTCACCATGCCCCCGGCCGGGGCAGCGCCGGCGCCGGTGGGGGGGGCCTGGCTGCCGCTGCACAGCTGGATCAACGACCAGGGCAACCGCTCCTACGGGGCCTCCACGCCGGCGCAGTACCAGCAGCAGGCGGCGCCCCAGCAGCCGGCCCCGGCAGCGGCCACGCAGGCCGCACAGCAGAACATGGGCTCGATGCAGACGGCCCAGCGCGCCGCCTTTGCGCAGGGGCCGGCCCCGGCCTCACCGGCGCCCACCACGCCGGCGCCGGCGACGACCCAGCCGCAGGCGCCCGGGCCCGGCCAGCAGAACATGACCTCGATGCAGGACGCGCAGCGCGCGTCGTTTGCCAAGGGCCCGGCACCGGCCGCCACGGCACCAGCCGCCACCCCGCCGGCCGCCCCGCCCGGCAACGTCCAGTCCCAGGAGCAGTCGCGCCGCGCCTACTTCGGCGTCGCATGAGGAGCCCTCGATGGAGATGATCATCACCAGCCCCGGTCAGACCGCCCCCGCTCCCGCCGCCGAGCCGGTCGTGGACTCCACGCCGCACACCCCGGCCGCCCCTCCCGCTCCCCCCGCCGGAGATCCGCCCCCCGCCGAGCCGCAG